AGCACCTTTAATTGATGTAATTGTTGCTGGAGCACCTAATGCACTTACATCATCTCCTTTAACAAATCGTTTATCAAAATCTAGTTTTCCTGTTTGTGAGAATTGCTTGAATGCTGCTTCAACTGCTTCTGGTGTAATTGTAGCTCTATTACCATTGAATCCTCTATAATAACTTTGACCCCTCTGAACGGACTGCACATATCCTTGTTGATCTGCCAATACTGGAATACCAGCAAATTCCATTGCAAGAAGACTCGCTGCTCTAACGGGATCATTTATAATCATATCAGGAGTAATTCCTCTACCCGCAATCAAAGATATTGCAATTTTATCTTGATTTTCTTCATTAAATAAATCTGTCTCTGGATCTAATCCAGCATTCACTGCTTGTTGAATGGGATTTGTTAATTGATATCTACCAATTGCACCACGACCCCCATTTTCACCTGTTGCATTTGCTGCTTCAGCAATCGTCATACTTGTTAAATTATCATTCTTATCGTTTGGTGCAATAGAAGTATATCCACCCTCAGCACTTCCAATCAAATTTAAGATTGGTCCATATCTTCCACCCGTAGCAGTGCCTCCTCCTCCAGTAGTACCAGTATTATTTCCCTCTTGGTTTTGTCTATTACCACTAGCAACAAACATACCTCTCATAATAGCAAGTAAATCAAAGTTTCTTAAATCTGTTATTCCTTTTTGCAGATCCAAAAACATTTCATTAATAGCATTTCCAACATCCTTATTAGCAGAGTTGAATTTATTTTCTTCCTGTCTAACATCATCTTCTCGTGGACCAAAAATACGTCCATAGAGACCATCAAGTGAAATATTAAAGTTTTTGAAGAAATTAATTGTATTATCAACCCAACCACGAAGAGTGTTGTAAACAACCGTCATCTTGGTAATTAGTTCTTCAGCACCTTTAATAATTTTTGGAAGATTTGTAATTAACCATCCGACAAAGATAGTTCCAACAAAACCCATAACCCTTCCCAAAATTCCTTTGGTACTTCCTGTTACTACTCTTTGTGTTGCAGAACCTACTCCTAATGAATTAATTTTTCCTGCTTCAATTGCATCCTCCCTTTCCCTTCTTCTTACTGCTTCCCTTCTCTTTTCAAATACACCTAATCTTGATCTAATTGCCTTTTCTTTTGCCCTGTTTCCTTCTACAAGTCCACGTATAATTACTGACGATGTACTATTAACTTTTCGCAGTCCAACACCAAAACTATTCAGAGACTTCTGAATATTAGTAATACTAGTGCCGCTTTTAAATAGTGATTGTTGTGCTGACATTAGCTAGGTACCACGTTGAAGTTAGAATATGCACCAAGTAGATAAATGTTATCTTTATTTGAAGTTGGTATGTTAGGAACACCAGAAATAGCACCCTGAGCAGCAGGAGCTTCGATTGGTGCTGCTTGCTGCTCTGCCTGCGCTTGTGGTATAGGCATAGGAATAACAGTCACACCTGGTTCTGTTGACCTTGATATAGTTTCTGCAACAGAATCATTTCTACTGATAGGAGTGAACACATCTGCTGGAAGTTGTCCTGTTCTACCAATATATCTCTCCTGGTCTATAAAACTCTGCACCTCACCGACACTATATCCCATATCCGATAATGTAGTGTCACCTTGTGTAATCTGACCAGGTTCTAATCCTGCAGAGGGATCACCTTCAATAGGAACATCTCCTGGTTCTACATTAACACTCATCTCAGTTTCACCATACTCTGCTGGCACATCTGGATTTATTGGTGCTCCTTCCTCTTCTTCATTACCTGTCAGTTGATCTGCTGACATGGGTTGTCTGCCCATCACAGGAGTGATTGGTTGTATACTAGGATCTAAAGATGGACCACCAGTTCCCGGTAAATTTCCCTTACCAGTTTCCGTTTCTATTTCTGGTCGATCTGGTGGTTCAATACTATCTGGTGGTATTGTTGGATCAACAGGATCTATTGGTGGTTGTTCATCACCTGCAGCATCTTCAGAATCAGGTGGCGGTGTTACATTCGGTGGAGGAGTATTATTTCCCAAACCTAAATCAGATGGAGGTGTTGCTGGATCATCTGCAGAAGCTCCTTTGAATAAATTAAATAATCCTGGAAGACCCTGCTTTGCAGCTTCAATTACTGTATTGATAAACTGTGCTATTGGATCTGAGAAATAATTTGCTATAGCAGCACCACCAGCAAGAAGAGCAAAAGCTTTAAATCTTAAAGTAATCAGTGCTAATGCTGCCTTACCTGCTAGCATCACTGATCCAATCTTAACTAGACCAGATACGATTTTATCTTGTAATCTTCTTAATTCTTCTGTATTTCCAGTGCTAAGAGCATTTAATACTTTTATTGCATTTATTGCTAACCATCCACCTAACAATGTAAAGAAGAAATTACCCAGTCTTCCTAAAGTAATTTGTGCTCTACCAGATAATCTCTGTGCTGGTTCAATTGTTTTAGACTCTATCTTCTTTTCAATTGCAGATTCTTTTCCCTCTCTAAGTTGTTGCTCTGCTAATCTTCTCTCAAGTAATAATTCTTGCTGTTCTTTTCTTCTTTCTAGTGCCTGAGATGTTGCTAAACTATTAGCAATCACAGTCATTGAACCTGACAAAGAATTAACCTGAGCACTTAAATTTTGTATCTGATTAGATACAACACCCAATTGTAAAGAATTCTTGTTAATTAATGCAGTTGTGGTTGGGTCTGGTTGTGCGACAGCACCAGGAGCAACTGCCCTGCCAGTAAATGCAGCGGCAGATAATGTTGTTCTTCTTCCTATAAGTGCTGAATTAACCATTCTGCTGTTGTTGTGCCTTCAGGTTTTCCTCTTCAATATACTGTTGGAGGAAAGTAAGATAAATTTCTTTCTCCCAAGGTATCATATTTTCTAACTCTGTCAAAGAGTATTTATGATGATGCATCAAGGCAAAATTAATTCGAAAGTATGACTCAAGGTCAGTATGAGCCATACCTATGCGAAAAAAGATGCTAACCCTTCCAGTAAGATATCATTTTCAACTTCAGTATTAGGATTTTTCACTTTAATTGTATGAGATAACTTAGGCATTGTTACAAAGAAATCTTCAACTTCTTTGAATTGTTTAGAACTAAGTTGCTCAAGAAAATCACGAATCTCTTTCTTGGTACAGTCTTTTGCAGACCAAGATTCTTCCTCATTATAAATTTGTTCGATGCATGAACCAATAATTTCAAAAGTGTCATCCACGTTAATATCAGACATAGCGAAATTAGTTTTTACAAATTGATCCATTGACGGATACTTCATTCTTAAAGTTAGATTCTTATCCAATCTAATATCACGAGAATGATTTTCATCAACTTGAATCATAATATCATCGAGTGCGATTGTTGTTGGAACTTTTGTCACACCATCATCAGGACAAGTTACAAGAACTTCAACTTCTTCACCCACAGATTTACCACGGATATTAAGGAACAAATATTCAATATCAAATGTTGCAAGTTCTTCAACTTTAACACCACGAGTGCTAATACAACTTTTGATTACATCCTTAACGGCATTGGTTATTTGCGCTGTATCTTCGCTTTCCATTGCCATAATAAGAATCTTTTCCTCCTTAACTAGAAAAGGTCTATACCTAATCTTTTTTCCAGTTGAAGGAATCACCAACTCATAAGTTGGTGTATTAATTTTTGGTAAAGGCATTACAATCCTTGCACGTCAGTAAAATTATTTAGATGGGATATCAGAAGAGTTCAAATGATGCGTCATAAGCAGTGGCATTGCCCTTGAATTGACTATTCAATATTATACTATCAGATATATTAAAAGCACTAGCAGCAGAACTATTGCCATAAAGACTAGAATAATTGCTGAGAGTTGCATCACCAGGAGTTGTTACTCCACTATCCAAATTTGAATTGGAATATTCTGCGGCACCACCTGGATTTCCTGCTGTAGGTCCTATCTTATTACTATCTGTTCCAGTAGCGTAGTTAATAGAATATGATTGTCCTGCAATATAACGTTCATAGTTAAATGATGCAGTTGCTTTCAATATCTGAGACCCTTCATATGAAACTGTAGTAGCATTCAACGATATTGGAAACAATCCAATAAATCTATATTCAATATATCTCTTATAATCTTTTTCAAATTTTATAACTTTAGTGTAATCACATTTATATTCATCAGGATATCTCATTCTGAAATAATATCCCCTCTGGACTGGATCCTGTCCGTCACCAGTGGTAGCACCACTAGCGGCAAATTCCATCCAGTGTTCTAGAAACTTTAATGAACGATACTCATTATCAACATAAAAATCCAAATCCATTTGGACGAATTGTCTCGTGTGTACCATCCTCTCGGTAACACCTTGGAAATTTCCTATAATATCTGCTGTAGCAAAACTACTTCCAGGAAGAGATGCTCTAGAACAAAGGAGACCAATTTCTTCTCCAAGAAATCTATAGTTCATACCCCTTTGTTGGAGATATGTCGCTAAATTTGGAGTAAATCCACCAAACTGCATCAAATAATTTGATGTAAGTGCTACGTTTGATATAAGAGGTTTTATCTGTGATATCTTTTTGGGAAACGGTCTAGGCACTCTAAATATCTTATATGAGATTATTAGTTATATAGATGTCATACAAGGGAAAATATTCACCATCATATCCAAAGAAATATAAAGGTGATCCAACGAACATTGTATATCGTTCTCTCTGGGAACGAAAGTTCATGGTTTACTGTGATAATAATGAAAATATTTTAGAATGGGGAAGTGAAGAGATTGTTCTTCCATATCGTTCACCTATTGACAATAGAATTCATAGATACTTTCCAGACTTAT